TGCCTGTACCTTCGCCTGTACCTTCGCCTGTACCTTCGCCTGTACCTTCGCCTGTACCTTCGCCTGTGCCTGTACCTTCGCCTGTACCTTCTCCTGTACCTTCTCCTGTGCCTGTACCTGTGCCTGCTGCTTGTTGATTAGCCTGTCTTTTTTCTTCTTGTACAGCTTCAACTGCCTTTCTTGCAAGAGGGTTTTGCTTTAAGAAAGTACCCTGCACACTATCTGGTGTGTGTGTAACATTACCCTCGTCATCAAAGTCTATGTTTTGTCTTACGTAGTCTTTAGCTGCCTTAAAATGCTCAGAATTTCTTAGCGTTTCTCCGGATACTCGTGTAACTTTGCCCTCCTTATCTTCTAAGGGTGCTTTATTATAAGTCTCCCCCTTATAAGTAGCTGTTCCGTTATCATATGAAATCATTGCATCTGTATTTTTTAATAAATTATTAAAACTAGTTGTTAGATTATTCACGGTAGCTTTGTCTTCATCAACCTTAGATGAAAGGCTATTGTATTTCCTTACTGCCTCATATGCAAGCGTTAACTCTTCATCTTTTTTAACGTATTCTGGCGTTCCATTTTCTAACTCTGCAAGTTCAGATGTGATTCTTATAATATTTTCTTGGAAAGTTTTAGCTTGTGCATCACGTTTAGCTTTTTCTCTTGTATAGGTTCCCTCGTATAAGTCACCTGTTACTGTAGCTGCTCCAATACCTGCATCTGTACGTTCAGAAGTAGGAATTAATTGTTCCACCTGCTGCTGTAATGACTTACCTACTCTATCTGTATCCTGACCAAGACCAATAGCGGTAAGTAAGCTAGGAGCTTCTACGTAATTAATGTCCGGTGCGGTTAGTTCTGATTTAATACTTTCAAAACCTTTGTCGAAAGTAAAGTCACCATAGTCGCCTAAGTTAAGCTTATCAAAATCTAGCTTATCCTGTAGGCTATAGTTGCTCTGAGTCGCTTTCGTCAACTTTAACTCAGTAAGATAACCTTCAACATCGTTAATATTACCACCAATAGCTTGATAAGCGGCTAAACCTTTAGCTGCATCTCCACCCATTTCTCTAGTTATTGTTTCATATGCAGATTTAATACGTTTGTTTTCTGCATCAACTTGGTCTTGCTTCTGTGCCTGCCTAGTTTGCCAAAACACTCTAGCCTTAGATAGCTCTTCTTCTCGTCTATCCATTGCATCTGTCAATGATTTACTTACAGATGTAGCTAAACCCCCTGCTAAACCTGCACCAAATCCACCACTAAATATTCCCATTAGTCTCTCCTTGACATCAAGCCAGAAGGCTCTTCTTTAACTTCTTCTTGTACGTCTTCTTCAACTTCTTCATCTGCCATAACAGATTCTAAATCAGTTTCATCTAATACATCTTTATACTGTGTAGCAAATTTTGCAAGCAGCGTACCTCTAGTCTTAGGATTTTTATCTTCTAAGCCTGTATCATATTCTATCTTTGCACTATCGCCAAGCATCATAAGCATTTCCATTATTACTGGAATAGCAAGCATACCGGTATCAATAGTGTGTACACCTTCCATAACATTTGCCATTTGAATTGTATTAGCTAATGTTGTTACGGGCACACCCATTTCTAGTATATCTACAGCTTGTAACATAAACTCTTCTGCAGACATGCGCTCCATATAAAAATCCATTACCTCATCTATAGTACTATACTGAGGTGGACTTTGCCACGGTCTACCGCCTAGTTCTGCAGTAAGAGATTGTCCCGGAATGGGGCGGTCAAAGCTTGGTTCATTAGTCAGAAGTGCCATTAATTTCATTCCTATATTTTCTAATTTGATTTTTCAAAGTCATCACCTATTAAGATTGTTAGGATGTTGGGGCCTCGGGGTTTTACCTTCTTCTTCTTTCGTGGCAAAAACAGGTAACCCCGCCTTGAGCCTACGCACTGCGTCTTTCTGTGCTGTTCTAACAATATCCATTGGAACGCTATCTTTTTTGAGGTCAAGTGATAAAAGCCTGTCAAGCTGGTCTTTTGTAAGACTTTCAGACATAGAGGGTATCTCCATCTCTTTTCCGTCTATTTCCACTCCTACAGTTATCTCAGTAGAAGGGCCACCCCCATTAACTTCATTAGCTATAGGGCCAAAGAAACCCCACCCCTTCATAGAACCGTCAGAGCGATATGACGTTGGGTCATCTTTGTTAAGTTCACCATAAGGTGATGGTGTAACGTTTTGTGATTGTCGCTCTAATTGTGCTTTTGCTTCTTCTTCTAACCGTTTTTTTTCATTAATTTCATTCCTATTATTTCTAATAACTTGCATTTGTTTTGCAACACGCACAGCAGGATTATTTAAGTCTAGACTAGAAGACTTAGCACTGGAAGGTTTACGTAGTAAGCCTGTGTTTTTTTCTTCTGGCTTATCTTCAGGCATGTTCTCAATGTCCATACGCAAGTATGCTGCTGCTGCAGGATTTGATTTATCTAACATGTGTGTTTACTTTCCTATGTTGTTTATTTCCCGAATTTTGCTGAACCCATGTAAGCAGTAGCGAGTGTTCCAATTAAGTTACCAATAGCACTACCCGCTGCTGTCGAGGCTTGTTCACCGGCAACTCTCTCACGCATAGCGGCATCTACTTGTGCAATAGCCATAGCACTAACACGGTCTTGTGAGTTTTCCGCTGAAGTCCATGCCCATTCCATTGTGTCACCATACATCTGCCACATGTTCGCATACGCTTGATTAGATACATTAAGCACACTCTGTGCATTGACTTCGTTAGCACGATTAATTGCTGCTGTATCTGCTGTAGCTAACTGCCTACGCCACTGTGCATTACTCTGAGCAATAACCACTTGGTTCTGAGCATTGAATTGGTCACGCTGATTATTTATTTCAGCATTAAACTTTTCCATTACATTAGCTTGTCCGGCATTAAACTGTGCCTGCCCATTTGCCTGTGCGGTATTAAACTGTGATACATTGTTAGCTAAGTTAGCAAAGAATTGGTCAGTTTGATTTTGCGAAGAGGCATTGAATTGACGAGAAGCATTTTCTGCAGCTTGGTCAGTAAACAAAGACTGAACACGCTGTTGTGCTTTAAATGTCTCCGTCTGCTGTCTGTTAGACAAGTTAGCCATGTCTGTCTGCATAAAGTTTTGTGCGTTCATTACTGCAGCTTGCTGACGATTACTTAAGTTAGCCATATCCATTTGAGCTAAGGCAGCAGCTTCTGCCATAACTACTGCTTGTCTATTGGACAAGTTATTAAGGTTCATAGTGTTGGCGGCACGACTATTCTCAAGAGCTACTTGTTGTTCCGCAGTAAAGTTCATATTGGCTACATCAGCAATACGTGCTGAGTTCTGTACTCTTGCTTGGAAGTCTTGAGTAAACTCAATGTTCAGAAATTCTGCTCTTTGTTGTGCAGCTAGCATAGCACGTTGCTGTCTGTTTGACAAGTTCTGTGATTCAAATTGTGCCTGAACAGAAGCATCTGCTTGTGCAATAGGAAGAGCAGCTTCCATAGTTGCTTGAATAACAGCCTGTCCTGCCAAGCTAGATGAGCCTAACCCACGAGCAGCCATAGCTTGTGTAGCTTTACGCATAGCACCTGCAGCCCATGCAGGAGTTTTACCATCATCAAAGTCATCCATTAACTCTGTTAGCTGACCTTTTACAGTAGCCTTATCAGAAGGAGTAGCTTGAGCAGCCTGTACTTGTTCAGTAAACTGAGCAGCTTTTTGTGCATCTGCACTTCCACTGATAAGTTCACCTTCCTGTATTTCTCTTTGTACAGGATTATCCATTAAGATAGCATTACCCTGTGCTGCTGTAACGTCCCCTACAGAGGTGGCAGCTTGCTGTGCAGCAATTACATTAGCTTCAGGGCTAACGGTTCCCTGTGCAGCTTCCACAGCGTTTAAAGCACTATCTACTGCAGGAGCAGCAGTGACAGCTTGAGTTACATTAGCATCTGTTTCTATCGGGGCTTGTGCGAATGAAGTAGTAGCACTTGTTATAGGAGCAGCTACTGCACCCTGTACCTGACCTAGAGTCGGGTCTATTATTTGTCCGGGAGTTTGTGCAATACCTTGAGCAACAGCAACACCGCCTACAGGTAGTCCCGGTTGTTGCATACGCTGTGCTGAAACATCGCCTATTGTAGGTGCAGAACCGTCAGCTAAAGGTTGTATTGTTTGTATAGGTACAGGTGCTTGACCAGTTGTAAATGTACGAGATACATTTGTAGGAGCAGGTTCTGCATTTGCTAAATTGCTACCATAATTACCTAGCGCAGCACCAATACCACCACCTGTTACTGTACCCGTTGGTTGGGAAGTAGGAGCAGCCTCTGCATAGTCCTGAGGAACGCCCTGACCATTATCATACCTAAGAATTGCCTCTTGTCCAGTACTAAATTGAGCATCTGCAGGAGCCGTACTTTGGACAGATGGTTGTACTGTTGCTATACCACCATAGTCGCCATCTCCAAATTGACCAACCATACCACCCGCTTCCATAGCAAGTCCACCACGTGCCATACGAATAGCACGATTAGTGTACTCATTCATTTGATTTTGTCGCATGGGGTCTTGTGCTAAGTAGTCACCAAAGGTATTCATGTTACCTGTGTAGCCCATAGACCGTGCTATCTTCTCCATGCCGCTTGGCTTAAATGCTTTAAATGCTGCCATTTATTTAGTCCCTACTTAATACTTTATCTAATTTATCTTCGACACGATGGATAGCATCCATAACACGATTCATGTCTTCTCTAAGTTCATACTTAGTAGCATACTCTTCTCTTGTTTTATTAAGAAGTATTTCTAGTCTCTTCTGTTCACGAGAAGTATTTGATGCCCACCATCCACCAACAGTAACAATAATTGCTAACAGCGCATCAATTAAATCAGCCATTTCCATACTATTATCCTAAGTATTAATGTAGCCCATTTCAAGCTCAAGTTCAACTCCACCCTTGTCAGTCCAAGCTTTATCCACTTCTTCTGTCCACCAATCTTTCCATTTGGTTAAGTCACCAGTAAAAGTTTCAGTACCGCCCCACAGTTTTTCAAAATGATTTTTTATAGGAGTCACCCCAAGATAATCCCCAATACCTTCTATAACCTTTGGGTCACTCAGTAACTCTTCAAACCTGACCGTATGCCACCTGTCATCAGTAATACAAGGTAAGTGTTCATTCATATAATCAATAGTAAAATCCATACTCTTAATAATCGTAAAATCATTTCTAGGTAGCTTCTTAAAACGAACCCAACTTATCAGCGTATTTCTTGGATTTCGTATAATCTGTACTTGCGGATGAGGCTTATCCTCATAAGGGAAAGGCTTATAAAATCCGTAATGGTGTTTTCTAACTTCATCCGTACAAAATAGACTGATAGCCTTTAGAAGTAAGTTTGTACCTGATTTAGGTGCGCCACCACAATATAGCATTTCAATTCCTTACTTGTTATGGTTCAGTATATAGACACCATCAATCATACCTGCGTAATAAGTATCTATAGCTTCAACCCCAACATTAATAACCTCAAGTGTACCTGTCATATTCTCAACACTGGTTACAGAAATATTAGTATCACCCTGACCAAGAAGTTCATCACCTACGACTAGCTCACCTGCTGTCATCCAATGCCATATAGAATTACGGTAAACAAGGAATGGATGTGGTACTGTACACTCAAGCTGTCCATTAACTCTAATCCACTCACCGACTATGTAAGGCGTTGACTTAACAACTCTTGAGGTAGTCTCTGAAGCATTATCTAGATTGGCTATTGTCCAATCAGCCCAATTAGGATTGTCCTCATCAAGCATTGTAGGTTCAGTAAATGCAGTTAGCCTATCGTCTACAGAAATATCAGCAACTGTCGCAACACGGTCAGCCGCACCGTCTACTCCTTTAATAACTACAGGAGAATTAAGAGCCAAACATTTCTTACCACCGCCACCACCGCCACCGGGGGCTGCCCCTGTTGTAACGGTAAATGTCGCACTGTCACCTGTCATAGATGCTGTAAAGGTTCTACTTGTGCTGTAAGTAGATGGCGTTAAACCTCTTATACGACAAGTATCACCATCATTAAAAGATAACGAAGATGCTAATGTGCCTGTGCTGTTTTTCTGTATTGTAGGTGAAGCAAGTCCAGTCACCGAAACAGTAATTGGTTCATTAGTGACAGATAATGTCAAATTATTACTGTAGTAATATGTAGAACGAACTAGGTTTGTTTGTGACGTAAAGTTAGCCGCACTGAATGTACCTGTTGGTGTGGGAGGCGTAGCATCACCACCATAAAAATCATCTAGGCTAATTGTGCCTGATGTTGGTATTCCGCTGTTTGCTGCTGTATCTGGTACATTTGCACCGCCACGATAATATTCATTGATACTTATCGGATTAGAGCCGCCAAACTCTGTCTGTATTTGCGCAAGGGTAATTGTACCTGAAGTTTGTAAAGCCATGCTTACTTACCTTTTAGTTCTTCAACTTCTGCTTTTAATTCTTTTACTGCCTCAACAAGCAATCCAATCATGTTACCGTATGCCAATGAAAGTGTTTCCTCACCGCTATCAGGGTCAACATTATTGACAATTACTTCTGGCAATACTTCTTGTACATCTTGAGCAATTAAGCCGCTTTGTCTTACACCATCCATATCAATACGGTCATAAGTATAACCTGTTAATTGTGACACTTTATGTAAGGCATTTGGTATTACTTCAAGATTGTCTTTAAGTTTAAGGTCTGAATACGCTGTAATATTGCTCGTTGCAGTAAAGCTGCCGTCATCATCAAAAGTAAATCTTGTGGTTGCGCCATCACGAATATATAAATTACCTATACCACTATTAAGGTCAAAGTACATATGAGTGCCGTTACAAAACATTTCAAAGTCATCACCAGTACCAAATCTTAGAATATCATTATCGGCAAGGTCAATGGCTGTACGGACATTTAAAACAGTGTTTACAGTAACATCACCTGTAAATGTACCGCCTGTCAGCATTGCCGCCCCTGCGGAGGCTACGTTTGTGGCATCAGTAACATCTGCACTTGCTTCAATACCGTCTAGTTTTGCACCGTCTGTCGCAACATCACGCCCGTCAAATGTACTGTTTGTTGTAATTGCACCTGTCATTGCACCGCCTGATTTTGGCAGTGCTGCATCCGCTGTTGTTCCCTGTGCTGCTGTGGCATAGTCAGCAGAATTAAATGCTTTTACTTGTGCAAGGTTAGTAACCTCACTATCCATTAGCGCACCCGCTGCTGTTACATTGGTAGCGTCAGTAACGTCTGCACTTGCTTCTATGCCATCAAGTTTAGTCTTGTCACCATTAGCAAATGCACCCTCGCTTGGCTTGACTTGTAATGTAGATATAGTGACACCCTTAACTCCTGCAAGGTCTGTAAGTTCGCTATCCATTAGCGCACCTGCTGCGGTCACATTCGTTGTATCAGTTACATCTGCACTTGCTTCTATACCATTTAACTTTGTATGGTCAGCATCTGTAAAAACATTACTGTCAGTAGCAGCTTCAACAGCGGCTCGTATTTCAGCATCAGTTTGGTCTGCTGTTGCAGAAGCCTCAATAGCATCTAACTTAGTTTTATCACCGTCAACAAACGCACCTTCAGAGGGTTTTACTTGAAGTGTTGAAATAGTAACACCTTTAACTCCTGCAAGGTCTGTAAGCTCTGAGTCCATCAAAGCACCTGCAGCAGTAACATTAGCTGTGTCAGTAACATCTGCGCTTGCTTCTACACCGTCTAATTTAGTACCATCTGCTGCAACATCACGACCATCTACTGTACCCCCTACAGTTATATTGCCTTGTAAGTAAGCATCTTTATAGAGCAATGACCCCGTACCTAAATCCAGTGTATTTGTTGTTTTAGGATTTACATTAGTACCACTAACAACAACATCCTGTGCCGGACCAACTACAGTAACCGGGCCACCTTCTGCTGCCGTACCATCGTGTGTATGACCCGAAGTGGCAAACGCAGATTCTACTGCATCAAATTCACCATCGAGGTCTGAAGCATTGACAACATTGCCATCTGCAATATTGTTACTAGTGTCATTACGTGTGTAGCCTGTACCCATTTTATTTACCTTCTATCGTGTGTTGCATACTCAGTTGTTAGTGCATCTAACGAGTATGGGGGGTCTGTTCCGTCAGATTCAAATTGAAAGGATACAGCAAAACCGGAACCTATAATCTGAGAGTCAAATAATTTTAATAGCTTTGCTCCATATACGGCTTCTCCGTACACTACTTCTCCATAAAAACCGGAAGTACCCCCAGTATTTGTGAATGTAATTGGAGCAGGTTGAATAGTTCCTTGTGTATCAAAGTCTAGTTTTAAACTTACATCAAAATTTACACTTCCTTGTGGGTCTGTGTAAAGAAATAACTTGTAGAATGTTTTACGTACTCTAGCATCCTGCATTGGAAAGTGTGGTGTAGCAAAAGTAGTTTGAATGTTTACACCATCAAAACTATTACCTGATTCCATCTGATAAAGATAGCCATCATCATTTGCAAATACAACAACTTCAGTAGCTTCGTTATAATTACTTGCAGCTACATATGCTCTAATGCCCCTTGTTTCAGCAAAGCCAGTGTTAGCACCACCTTGTTCCGCAAACTGTGTAGCAATAATACCTTGAGCATTTTCTTGTGTAATGTTATTATTAAACCCAAGTAATCTGTATTGAGACTTTTCCCTAATAACACAACTAGTAAAATCTGTATTGGTAGAAATAAATTCTGTCATATTAGATTGGATAACTTTTGAAACTGCGGCTAATCCAAAGTCTCCAATACGGTCTGTGGCACTTAAAAGTCTTAAGCCATCTACAGCAAGAAACATTACGTCTCCACCAATTTCTTGTATAGTGTCACCTTCAAGACATCCAATGTCACGAGTAATAGGTTGTAGATTAAAGTTAGCAATACTACTACCTACTAGTTGGTGTATCTGTCTTTCTGTAAAGATAATTAATTGATTACGAAATACAGTAAGTCCTGTTATCACACCGTTAACATTAATAGAACCTGCACCTGCTGCTACGTCAAAAGCATCATCATCATAAGGAGCAGTAAAAGAAAGAGCACTTCCTTTGGCAAAGAACAAAGCATTTTGAAAGTTAATTACATGAGTAGCTCCTACAACATCCGAAGGGGCACTATTTAATACAACAAAATCTGTGTCATCGTATAGCGCAGGGGGATTATGCCCATCTACTATTGCTAGTTTATCTGTGCCTGTAAAGTTATACTGTGTAAATCTTACTTTAGTAGCACTTTCTCTATTCAAAGAAATAAATGTAATTACTGCATCATCTGCAGGACTACTATCAAGCGCAGGATTAATACTTAAGGTTGCTGCACCGGAAGATACAGAAGCATCTGTAACTACTGTATATATTAAGTCTACTCCGGCAATCTTAAATACATCCCCTGCTTGAGGTATTCCAGTAATGCCATCTACAATTAAACTTGTTCCGGTTTGACTAGCTCCATTTACAAGAGGAGTACCATAATCATACGTATTTATTTTTGTAAAGCCGCTGCCTGTTGTTTTAAACACATCTGCATTTTTAGCAACAATAACTTTATCTTCCCAACTTGCTACACCAATAGCACGGTAGTTAGAAGCAGTGCTTGTAAATGTAACTACCGCAGCATTTGCCGGGCTTGTAGCAAGGCTCGTTGTTAGTGTTAACGTAACTCGATTATTTGTAGCATCAAATATAACGCCACCTGATGCAATTGTATATGTACCTGCTACACCTGCAATTGTAAATGTATCACCTTCTGCAGGAGAAGTATGTATAGCACCTAAGATAAGGGTAGTCCCGGTTTGACTTGCTCCATGTACAACAGGCTCACCATACGGGGGAATAATACTACTGTCATACTTATCATAACCTTCAATACGTCTATAACCACCTTCAATAGATGGTTCATAGTTACGAAGAATACGAGCAGAGCCGGGTGCGTTTATCCCTTGCTGTAAGGGGCTTAAGTTAGTTATTAAACCACCACGAAACTCTACTGGGTAGGTTTGCCATTTATCCATTATAGAGGAAGCCTTGAGTTATTCCTACTGCCTCCACCGGTATTCTGTGGAATAAGGTAAGAACGTAAATAACTATATCTATTAATCAACATTGAGCGCATACTCTTAATGCCGTCTTCAAACTTTTCTTTAGCGACTAGTGCATCCTGCGTATTGCCTCTAAACAAGTAGGCGTAGTGCATAGCACCATCCACAATAATATGTCTAAATCTTTCCGGTATGGGCGGAACATCACCATGTTGTTCCATATCTACAGGAATACGGTAGTATTCATACACTATACTATATGCTTGGTTAGGTACTGGAGTTACTATATATTCTAGTGAAGGTGCTTGACTCACTCTTTGTGGTACACCTTGACCGTTTGTTGTAGCTTCGCTATTATACTCTTGGTCAACAAGCTTGTCAAGATATTCTTCATAAGAAATAATTGGAAGCTTAACAGTAGAGTTACCTAAAGTAGAACTTTGTTTAATTCTAAAACTATCAAAGTCTATTACCTTGGCATCTGCCGGAAAAGGATAACGGGTTACACCTACAGAGAGTGTGTCTTCCTGTTCTACGTGATTAAAAGGCCACTCATACTGTGATTGATTTATGTATCTAATAGAAGAAGTGACAGCATCTTTTGCTTGACCATAAAAGCCAGTAGCACCTGCAAAGTTCGAAGAGGTAAGTTCTACTTCGTTCAATCGTCTGTTGATGTCATTTACTAATCCAAGAAAGTTGTATGCCATATGATTACTTCTCTCTCACTCTAAGTTTGATTGTTCTTTCTGCAACACTGCCTGTACTATCCGTCATAGCACACGTAAAAGTATACTCTCTATTATTAACTCCGCCTGCTAAGTTAATTGTAGCTACTGTATTGGTAGTCGTTTGAGCAACATTTTGTATACTGTCAGTAACTGAACCGCCAGAAGCAGTGGTTAAATCTTGTCCTGCAGCAAGTACAGTTTTACCAATGCTATCTGTTTTAACGTGCCATACAACAGAAGTAAGAGTAGCAGTATCTAAAAACCTAGACCAATCTACACTGTAATCTAGCGTTTCATCTTTATCTTTAATGGGCCAACGGTATGACATTAGTATAACTCCGATACATATACAGTACGTTCTTCTGAGGAAGATTTTCTTTCTATATATATTGTTCTATTCTGAAAAGGTATTAACACAGTACGTTCAGCTACAGTAGACATTAAAGTGACCTTGGTATTAAAATTGTTCTAGTAGGACTGTATAGGTTAGCTTGAGATTGAAAATCAAAAGAAGTAGCACTTTGAGTAGTTGTTCCTATTGATACTGTCCCAACTATACCTGCAATATTTACACTACCTTGTCCCGATACAGTTAAAGTATTTATTGCTGTTGTTGTAGCGACACCTACAATTGGTACTCTAGTATGTACATTAGTAGTTATACTACCTACTGTAAATGTGCCTTGAACTCCAGTAAGAGCATGAGTATTGCTATGCTCTACTGTACCTACAGCATTTGTTGCGGATACACCAGTTAGTACTTTACGAACATTAACTTGTAACGTACCTAGTGTAGTTGTTCCCTGAACGCTATCTAACGGTTCTGTAAGGTCAACTTCAAATCCACCTGCAACTACC